GCCATCAAGCGCTTCCAGCAAAACCACCCCGGCGTGCCGGTGACGCTCGTCGCCACCGGCCAGACCTTTGACGAGCTCGAGCAAGAGCGATTGGAGCACCCCGATGCAAGCCTGGCTCGCTGACAAACTGGAGCACTGGCCCATCGAGCGCCTGCTGCCCTACATCCGTAACGCGCGCACCCACTCGGACGCGCAGATCGCCCAGATCGCCGCATCGATTGCCGAATTTGGCTTTACAAGCCCGATCCTTGCTGGGGGCGACGGCATCATCATCGCTGGGCACGGGCGCTTGGCAGCGTCGCGCAAGCTGGGCTTGGCCACCGTGCCCGTGGTCGTGCTCGACCACCTCACGCCAACCCAACGCCGGGCGCTGGTGATCGCCGACAACCGCATCGCCGAGAACGCCGGCTGGGACGAAGAGTTGCTGCGCGTGGAGCTGGCCGAGCTGCAAGACGCCAACTTCGATCTGGCGCTCACCGGCTTTGACGACGACGAGCTGCTGGAGCTCATGGCCGGCGAGGAGCCAACCAACGAGGGCCAGAGCGACGAGGACGAAGCGCCCGAGGTGCCGCTGACGCCAGTGTCCAAGCCCGGCGACGTCTGGCTCATGGGCAAGCACCGGCTGCTGTGTGGCGACAGCACCGACGCTGCCAGCTTCACCCTGCTCATGGCCGGCGGCCAAGCGCACATGGTGTTCACCGATCCACCCTACAACGTGGACTACGCCAACAGCGCCAAGGACAAACTGCGCGGCAAGGATCGCCCGATCCTCAACGACAACTTGGGCGCAGGCTTCTACGACTTCCTGCTGGCAGCACTCACGCCCACCGTGGCGCACTGCAAGGGCGGCATCTACGTGGCCATGTCCTCGAGCGAGCTCGATGCGCTGCAGGCGGCCTTCCGCGCTGCCGGCGGCAAGTGGTCAACCTTCATCATCTGGGCCAAGCACACCTTCACGCTCGGGCGCTCGGACTACCAGCGCCAGTACGAGCCGATCCTCTACGGCTGGCCCGAGGGCGCTGAGCGCCACTGGTGCGGCGACCGCAACCAGAGCGATGTGTGGAACATCAAGAAGCCGCACAAGAACGACTTGCACCCGACGATGAAGCCGGTGGAGCTGGTCGAGCGCGCCATTCGCAACTCCAGCCTGCCCGGCGACGTGGTGCTCGATCCCTTTGGTGGCTCGGGCACGACGCTGATCGCCGCCGAGAAGTCGGGCCGCCAAGCGCGGCTGATCGAGCTCGATCCCAAGTACGTTGATGTGATTGTGCGCCGCTGGGAATCCTTTGCTGGCAAGCAGGCGACGCGCGAGGCCGATGGCGCGCTGTTTGATGATCTGGTTGGGGCTGATGCGGCGGTTGACGATCAAACAGATGCAGAGGCGCTTGGGTCATGAGGGTGTTGGTGGCGTGCGAGTTCTCAGGCGTGGTGCGGGACGCTTTCATCAAGGCGGGTCACGATGCGCTGAGCTGCGACCTGCTGCCGACGCAAGCCGCCGGCCCGCACTATCAGGGCGACGTCCGCGACTTGCTGGACTACCCCTGGGACTTGATGGTGGCGCATCCGCCATGCACGCACCTTGCGGTCAGCGGCGCGCGGCACTTCCCCGACAAAAGGCTGTCCGGGCTGCAACAGGCAGCAGCATCATTTGCCTTGATGCTAGCCAAGGCAGACATTGGGCGAATCGCCATCGAAAACCCGGTCTGCATCCTCTCAACGGTCTGGCGACGGCCAGATCAGATCATTCAGCCTTGGATGTTCGGCCACGGCGAGACCAAAAAAACCTGCCTTTGGCTAAAAAACCTGCCGAAACTGACACCAACAAACGTCGTCGAAGGGCGCGCACATCGAGTACACCGACTGCCGCCGACGGACGACCGCTGGAAGCTCAGAAGCACTACATATTTGGGAGTGGCAGAAGCGATGGCGACCCAGTGGGGCGCACTGGCAGACGTTGCGGTTGACACCTTGGTTGACACTTATGCCGAGGATGCGCCGTGAAGCAGTCGCGCTGGATGTCGCTGCTCGAGGCCGTGCTCAACGTGCTGGTGGGCTACGGCGTGGCGGTGGCCACCCAGTTGAAGCTATCCGTGAGACAGCGGACTTGGATGCGTGCGCCAGTTGAACTTGGCTGCGGTTTGCTTGGCTTTCTCTTCCTCGACGATGCGCTGCACGACTTGCATCGTGGCCAGATCGCGCGGCAGCATCGTGCACATCATGCGCGCAGCCTGCTCGATGCAGACGTCTGGACGCCGGTTGGCGATCAGCCAACGCAGCGCCTGCTCGCGCTCAGCTGCGGGCGATCTCATCAGGCTGCCAGCTCTTCGTTGATCTCGCACAAGGCCACAAAGCCAGTCAAGTAGGGCAGACCCTTGGGGATGCCGTAGTCTTTGCTGGTCTGTTTGCCGATTGACCAGCCCATCCAACGTTGTGTGGCTTGCTCAATCGCGCTGTCCAGCTTGGCGCCGCCGTCCAGTGCGTTTTGCACGTCGTCGGCAAAGTGGCGTCCGTGGCGGCTGTCGAGGAAGACGCGTGCTGCATCGAGCGACAGGCCGGTGGCACCCGAGATCGCGCTCAGGGCCAGCGGCCAAGCGGCCTGTGCCTGCTCGTCCATGCTGCCGTAAAAGCCCCAGGCTTCGTTTTGTGTGGCTGGGTTTTGGCTGGTGGTGTTCATTTGCTGCTCCAGGTGGTTGCTTGTTTGCGATGCCTCTATGAACGCTCTGCTGGCGATTGAAGTCAAGCGTTTTGTGCTCGACTTCGATCTTTTTTGCAATCTTTTTTGCCAGCCGCATCAAGCGATGCGGTAGGTGCGCTCGCCGCCTTGGGTCTTGTCCGAGACGATGTTTAGGCCCAACTTTTTCTTGAGGGCACCGGCAAAACTGCCGCGCACCGTGTGCGCCAGCCAGCCGGTGGCCGCGCAGACCTGCGCGATGGTGACGCCCTGCGGGCGCTGCAGCAGCTCGATCACCAGCGCCTGCTTGCTCGGGCGGCGCGGCTTGGGCCCGGTGCCGTCCTGCACCGCTGCCGTCCAGGTGGCCTCTGCAGCCGTCACAGCGGCTTCGATCTCCGGGTCTGCCGCCAATGCAGCCTGCGCCGGCTGGGTGCAGCCCAAGGCCTCGTAGCCAGCGGTGGCGACAAACCAGTCGCTGCCGTCCGAAACGATCATGTCGCGCTTGGCCAGACCCTCGAGCACCTTCTGGCGCGCGCCGCCTTTGATGTGCTCGGGAAACCGGACGATCTTGCCGCCGTTGTTTTGGATGGCGACGCACAGCACGGAATGCTGCGAAGCTGTGATGCGGGTGCTTGATGTGGACATGGTGTTGCTCCTAGGTTGGGTTGGGTTGGGTTGGTGTGCTTGAGGGTGCTTGTTTGCGATGCCTCTATGAACGCTCTGCTGGCGATTGAAGTCAAGCGCCTTATCGATCTTTTTGCGCTTGGCCCCGAAGCCCCTTATTCGGCCATCGTGTCGGCGCGCACCAGTTCCGCCTGGGCGCTGGCGATCAGGTCTAGGCGCACGTTGTTGGGCACGTAGGTGGCCAGATGGCTCAGCGTCCAGTTGAGGACGTTGGCCTTGTCTTTCATCTGCTCGGCTTCGTCGTAGCGGGCGATGTAGCGGTCGAGTTCTTCCAATGCACGTTGCATCGTGGCGCGGGCGTTGGCAAGCGCATCACGGCCATTGGTTTTGGCGTAGTGGGCTTGAAATTCGCTGGTGGTGTTCATTTGCTGCTTTCGGTGGTTGCTTGTTTGCGATGCCTCTATTTACGCTCTACAAGCACCGACAGTCAAGCGCAGTTCGTTGATTCTGCTTATTTATATTGATCGGAGTGGCGCGTGATCAACACCGCTGAAGGCAGCGCCGAGCGCATCGTCATGGCGGCTTGGAAGCTGGGGCTGGCACCCGATCCGATCCTGAGCGTGCACGAGTGGGCCGAGCGCCACCGGGTGCTCTCGTCGGTGTCATCGGCTGAGCCGGGGCGCTGGTCAACCAGCCGCACGCCCTACCTCAAGGCGGTGATGGAGGCGCTGTCGGTCACGGTGCGCGCCGAGCGCGTGGTGCTGATGGCCGGGGCGCAGATCGGCAAGACCGAGGCTGGGCTCAACTGGCTGGGCTACGTCATCCACCACACGCCCGGGCCGATGCTGCTGGTGCAGCCCACCGTGGAGGGCGCTAAGCGCGTCTCCAAGCAGCGCGTGGATGCGCTGATCGAGGCCTGCCCCGATCTGGCCAGCCGCGTCAAAGACCCAAGGGCGCGCGACAGTGGCAACACCCAGCTGATGAAGGAGTTCCCCGGCGGCGTGCTGGTCATGACCGGGGCCAACAGCGCGGTGGGCCTGCGCTCGATGCCCGTGCGCTACCTGTTCCTCGACGAGGTGGACGGCTACCCGGGCGACGCCGACGGCGAGGGCGACCCGGTGGCGCTGGCGGTGCAGCGTGCAGCCACCTTTGCCAACCGCAAGGTCTATCTGTGCTCCACGCCCACCCAGAAGGGGCACTCGCGCATCGAAGCGGCCTACCTCGAGAGCAATCAACAGGTGCACGAACTGCCCTGCGACCACTGCGGCGAGTACGCGCAGGTGCATTGGCGCAACATCCGCTGGCCCAAGGGGCAGATGGCCGACGCCGCTTGGCACTGCCCGCACTGCGATGGCGCGCACCCAGAGTACCGCAAGCCCGCGCTGCTGGCCCAAGGCCGCTGGACGGCCACGGCCGAGGGCGATGGCAAGACGCTGGGCTTTCACCTCTCGAGCCTGTACTCGCCGTGGCTGAGCTGGGGCGAGATCGCGCAAGAGCACCACGCCGCCAAGGACGACCCGGTGCGGCTCAAGGTCTGGGTCAACACCAAGCTGGCCGAGACCTGGGAAGACTGCGAGGGCGAGACCTTGGACGCTGAGGGCCTGATGGAGCGCCGCGAAACCTACGGGCCAGCCGTGCCGGCCGAGGTGGCGCTGCTCACCTGCGGCATCGACGTGCAGGACGACCGGCTGGAGCTGGAGGTGGTGGGCTGGGGCCGGGATGAAGAATCGTGGTCGGTGGACTACAAGGTGCTCTGGGGCGACCCGTCGTCGCCCGACACTTGGGCGCAGCTCGAGGCCTACTTGGGCAGCCGCTTCGAGCACGAGACACTGGCCAGCGGCTTGATCATCGAGGCCGCCTGCTTAGACACCGGCGGCCACCACACGCTGGCGGCCTACGCCTTTTGTAAGGGCCGCGAGCGCAAGCGCATCTGGGCTATTAAGGGCGGCGCTGGCAAACGCCCGATCTGGCCCAAGCGCCCCAGCCGCGCCAACAAGGGCAAGGTCAACCTGTTCATCGTGGGTGTGGATGCGGCCAAAGAGGCGATCTACACCCGGCTCAAGAAGGCCGATGCGGGCCCTGGGGCGATGCACTTCCCGATGGATCGGGATGCGCAGTATTTCGAGCAGCTCACCGCCGAGCGTCTGCGCACGCGCTACGTCAAGGGCTTTGCCCAGCGCTTTTGGTGGAAGCCAGATGGCCGACGCAACGAGGCGCTGGACTGCCGGGTGTACGCCTACGCCGCGCTGCACGGACTGCAGTCGATGGGCCTGAGCCTGAACAAACGCGCCGAGGCGCTGCCAGCCCTGCCGGCCAAGCGCCAGCGCGGCAGCAGCGCGGCAACGGTGTCGGTGCCGATGACCGCCAGCCCGCGCCGGCGGCGCATGACGGTTTCGTCCAACTACCTCTGACCCGAGGCCAGCCGCGTGCTGGCCAGGAGTTCTGCCCATGACCCTAGACCAACTCAAAGCCCAGCGCGAGGCTCTGCTGGCTGCGCGCTACAACGGTGTGCTCACCGTGCGGGCGGGCGACAAACTCGTGACCTACAAGTCGGACGCCGAACTGCAATCGGCCTTGGGCAACTTGGATCGAGAGATCGCCAAGGCCGAGGGCCGAGCGCGCCCGCGACACCTGCGCACCGTCTGCGCCAAGGGGCTGTGATGAAGGCATTCGAGAGCCTGCGCCGCAAAGTCGGCGCTATGTTTGGCGGCTTGGATCAGGGTGTTGACGTGCGCGCGGCTGGCCGGGAAGTTCTTTAGCCGCCGTGCCGACAGGCCGCCTTCGAAGC